TTTCCACAAATTTTTAATCATTTTTTTTCTCAATATTATAGAAGTACCTATCGGTATCTTCTGTTTTCCATTTACCTGTGTCTTCCACATTCCAATCTGAAGTTTGAACTTTCCAATCTGGTACTTCATCTCTTACTGTGAATGAAGGTATATCCCAAAGGATACGATTGTTAGGTTGTGCTGCATAATTTCCATCCTTTAATGCGAGGATGTGGGCGCACTTATGTTCATGCGGTATTTCGGAATGATCTGTATCTACTATATTACTCTCTGGGTGTGCCCAGTCAACTGTAAAAAGATATTTACCTCTGTGGCATTTTTTATCTTTACCCCAATATTTTCCACTACTTCCCTTAATTAGATCCCAACAAGTAATAGCAGGATAATAACTGAAGCAATTCCATAGCTCCAGCTCATCAAGTCTATGTCCAGGAACTTTGTCTGCTTTAAAATTTCTTTGAATGAAAGCGGAGATTGGTAGCCTATAGAATACAGCACCATTTTCCATAATTGCATGAAAGAGTATAGCATTCCCTGCCATCGATGTGATGCCAAAGATAATGCAGTCTTCAACTTCTCCATGATGTTCTTTAAGATCATAGAGATACTCTCTCCTGATCTGTGAATACATCACAGGAATGTTCACATTTAAATAGGCCATAATTAAATATATTTATATTTTTCATGATCACTGTCTAGTGTTTTATAATTACACATCAATTCTTCATCTTTGTCAATATCTCTTAAAGCAAATCCCGCATGAGAAAGATTAGGATTATTAGAGTGATTTAAAAATTTTTCATTATCTAACTGAACACACCAATTATCCGATCCAAGAGGTTCCTCATAACCATAAGTTAATAAAAAATTACAAATAACTTTAGGATAAGTCAAAACCTCTTTTTTTGAAAAATTTACCTCGAATTTTTTAGCTAGTGGAGAATCATAATCACAAACTTGAGAACCTTTTTTAATAGGTATATTTGCAAAAACTCCGATACCGTGGATTTTACTTTGGTGTAAGTAGGTATCGAGTAAGATCATGACTCATGTCTTAAGTTGCTAAAAAATATATAGCAATGATTACTACCACGACACCGACCGCTGCTTTTGGGTGCGCCTGTGCTAGTGCCCATAGTTGTTTAACTTTGTTCATAGTTTTCTCCTATTTTTCTTTTATTGTACCCCAGTTTTTACCCTTTTTATAGTTAACTTTATTTTTAACTTCAAGAGGAATAGCCTCTTCCATTATTTCCTTTACAATTGCAGCCTCTTTATCATTTTTTATAGAGAGACACAACTCATCATGTATTTGTATTTGTGGTAAAATTCCCTTTTCATACAAATTTACCATTGCTTTTTTAGTCATGTCAGCTGCACCACCTTGAATTAGTCTATTTAAAGCTTTGTAAGTAAAGGCGGATTTATAATAATTGTCAAAGTTCTTCATATAATCATCAGCGATATGATCTTTAAATTTATCTAATAATTCAGATTTAAAATCTTTTTCCGCATTTTCTTTTGTTAATATTGGAACTGGCTCATATCTATTAGTTGTATTATTCCATTCTCGATTCCGTGTTTCCCATTTGTTAAATCGACAGAACCTATCTTCCAGTGTAAAGAGTAATTTATGTTCTTCTGCAAACTCAATTAAATCTTGGGATAGTTGTTTTACAAAAGGTACCGTGGCATGATAGGTAGCAAATAATTTATTGGCTTCGTCTTTCGTAAGGTTTAATTCTTTTTGTAATTTTATTTTACCCATTCCATAGAAGAGTCCTAGGTTGATGGTCTTGGCCGTGATCCGTGGTATGTTAGCCATGTCTGCTACGATCTGGTGAAAGTCTGCGTTGTCCTTGTTAAATTCCTCTTGTAATGTATCTGTTCCGGGTAAGCCTAGCTTTAATGCGTAATGCACAACTATCCGTGGTTCTTGTTGAGAGTAATCAAACGATCCCCAAACACACCCATCATCAGGGATAAATAATTCCCTCATCCTTTTCCCAACCATACCTTTTGCTGGAATCTGTTGTAGATTAGGATTAGACATAGAAAATCTTCCAGTAACTGTTCCACCTTGGTCTGATCTAATTTGATTTATATCTGCATGGATTCTACCCTTATGTACAAATTCTAATAAACCTTCAATAAAAGTATTCTTAGCTTTATCACATTCTCGTGCTTTTAAAATCATATGCAAGAAACGATTCTTGTGAGTCTTTAAATAATCTTTTGGTAATTTAGGTAGGGTAGATTTAACTAATTCTGTTTTAACTTTACCAGTTTCTTTATCAATAATAGGTTTACCTTTTTTATCTTTAAGTTTTTTAGTTCTATCTTTTGTTTTTTTGTAGTCAGTTATTTTCTGATGCTCTAATAATTTTTTAATAGAAGAAGCCGCCCATATCTGTACATCAATCTTAGTATGTTTTTTAATAATTTTAAGTAAATTATTTTTACGTTTATCCAGCCATTTTCCAAGAATCTTCGCTTTTTCGACATCTATTTTAACTCCCTTGAATTTCATGTCAACAAGACAGGGAAATAATTTAGTTTCTAATTGAAATATTTTTCTACATGTTTTTAATTCTTTACTTCCATCCTCATTATCTTTTGTGTATAATACTTTGTCCAAATATTTTGTGTCAAACAGTTCCCACAGTTTTAAAGTTAAATTTACATCTTGTTCTGCATAATCTTTTACTAAGTGATACGGAAGTTTGTGCATGCTAGTCATAGGATCTTTTATGGTTCCATTAGACCATTTTAAAACTTTAGCTGTTAGATCATATTTGTATTTAGATTCTTTTAAATAATCTTTACTAATTGAGTCCAAAGAATATTTCATTCTTGTTTCGTCAATTACAGAAGCTGCGATCATAGTGTCGAGCAATGGTCCTTGTGGCATCTCTCCAGTTGCCGATCTAATCCAACAAACGTCGTACATGGCATTGTGAAAAACCTTACGTAAATCCTTGTTTTTAAACACTTTTTTGTTCAAATAGTCCCATGTTTCTTTAGTGTTTAAATTTGCTGTCATGTGATGGGCAATAGGGAAATAAAGAGCTTGATTCTTGGTAGCTATGGCTATGCCGGTAACAAAACCATCTTTTCTAACCGCGCCCGACCCTTTTGTTTTTAAATTAGGATCATATGTTTCTAAGTCGATTGCAACTGTGTCTATACCTGTTAGGTCTAGTTCATTTAATTGTGGAACTTCACACATTATTTTTCTTCCATTCGTTATAGTCTTTAGCCCAGTCGGCGGACTTCCTTTCTTTTGTTTGTCTTCTTGCTTCTTGGTATGATTCTTCTAATTCTTTCTTTTCTTTCTCAGCTTCTTCTAAGAAATCTTTAGGGTAATCTCTATCGATTGCCATTTGACAGTAGTGAATAGCTTTTTCCAAATCTTGCTTTTGTCCTTTCTGCTTGTGTCTGCACAAATATTTTATAGCGTTTCCTTCTGCGAAAGGCAAATTATTTTTGTTTATAAATTCTGAAGGTTGAATCTTCATCGATTGATAATGAGATCCTCCTACTTGTTTTTTATATACGTTGCTCATATTCCTAAATGTAGATATATCCATAACGCTGTGAATAAAGCCATTGTTATTAAATCCATTTTAGCTGCCATATTTATCTTCTCCCTAATGTTGTTTTATATTTTCCTGGGCTTTGTGCTAAAGTCCAATAGTCAAAGACTCCTCTACTGTAGGCAGTGTATGCTAGTCTGCATTGAGTAAACCAATTTTTTTCTCTTCGTGTTAGAGTATGATCTACAATAACATTATCAAATGTTAGGCCCTTGACTTCATGAATGTTTCCATATTTAATTTGAATCTTTTTATCAAAATCAAACCCTTTTGATAAAACTTTTTTAATATAAAGTAATTTTTCTTTTGTAGTTTTAGAAGGAACCCTAACTAAATCAAAATCGTTATATTGTTTAGTGTCCTCTTTAAGAACTTTTTTTTGTATTAATTCATCAATTGTGTAATCTTTGTTAACCCACTCCTCAAAATTTAATACTTCTCCTTTTTTTAATTTAACTTTAACTTTACTTCCTGCATACTCACAGAAATGTTTTACCTGAGTACGGCTCATTGGTACACCTCTTATAAAATCGGGCCATAGATGATGAGCTCTTAGTTCTTTTTTAGATACATGAGCTGAATTTCTAACATGGGCATACTCTAATCCATGGGAATCAAAGAATTTTTTACAACGAATATCTCCTGGAGTTTCTCTATAGGTA